GCGTCTGCATTGGTCACAGTGTCCCAGCTCAGAAAATCTGGCCAGATCAGCATGGCCTCGCGCTGACTGAAGTTCTCGCGATACGCGATAGCTTCGGAAACCGTCTTGCAGCCATAGGCGCTCAGGTAGGCGAATGCGCGCAAGCTCTGTGCTACTGACAGCAATTCAGTGGCGACAGCCTTACTGTCGTGACCAGGCACACCCAAAATACGCGGCTTCACGCCTAATAGACTTTGCGCAGCCAGCAGGGCTTTCATGCCGGTTTTCTTGCCCGTGGTGGCGTCGACGCCGCCGATGATGTTGGTTGTTGTTTCCGCCTCGGTGTCGCCCTGTTCAACACGGACAACAACGGTGACAGGTTTTGCCTGATCGGCGATGGCGTCCAGTGAGCGGGCGAGGGTGCCGGTTTCGCCGGCCTTGCCGCTGGCGGCTAGAACATCGGTCAGCAATACAGGGGTGTTTAGCGGGAAGGCCGCAACATCGGCATCGTCGGCGGTACAGACCATCCCCACAATTGCGGTGCTTACGGTTGTGATTGTGCGGGTGCCCTCGTTAATTTCGAGGACACGAACGCCATGATGATAATCTTCAGCCATCGGGCGGATCTCCGGTTCCGGTTAAGGTTTCTCCGCTATGGTGTTCGCTGATGGCGTCGAGTGCATGCGCTGGGCATTGTGTGGTGTTTGGCACAATACCCAGGCGTATTGCCGTGGGCGTCTATGTTTGACGGTATGGCCAGCATAGCCAGATATGGCCGTGCTGCAGGTTAATCACCCCGGCTGTACCGCAAATTCACCTTCAAATATATCTATGCCATCACTCGGGCCCTCGGCCTGAAGTAAAGCCTTGTACGCTGCATAGGCTTGCGGCCAGATTGGTTGCGTTACATCTGCATCGAACTCGATTTCGCGCTCGTACTGATAACGATAGCCTGCAATATAAGCTTCTCGTGAGGCGAAGCCCCTTAATAACGCTGATGAGGGCACGCTGTGATTGCTTACCCCAACATTATTAAGCCTGACATACAGCCGCCCAACCTCACCAAAATCATTTGTTACTGTCACTTCTATTGCCATAACTGATTATCCTATGCCGTCACTGCCCCAAATGTTTTGAATACGGCCGTTGAATTACCCAGCCCCGCGGTTGTGCATACCCAGCCCATGCTCCCGCCCGGAACGGGGTTGCTATTCCAGATAATCGAGCCGACTTTGAAGGTGCCATAAATACCGCTCAGGTTTGCCGCGCGGGTTTCGGACTTGGTTAATGCTCCGGGCCTCCAAAGATTTGTCCCTGTCGTAAGAACACCCTCTGAACCCAAAACATAGTTGTCGGTGATAATGCCGTTAGCACCGCTGTACGAGAGATTGCCACCGATGGTTACGCCGCGAACTTTCCATTTTTGAGAAAAGGTATCGGCTGTAAGATTGCCATCAATTCTGCCCCCGTTGATATGTACGCCGGCGGAAGAACCGACAACATCAGCCGCGTGAACACCGGCAAAGTCGCCAAGAACGGTACACTCAACAAATGAGCGCAGACCGGTCGCGCCACCGACAGTGACCTTGGTAAAGGTGCAGTTCACAAAATTGCAGTCGCCACCAAATGACATCGGAAGCTCAAGGCGGCCGAGGATACAATTACTGGCTTTTATGCGTCCATTTGCGCCCGAACCCGAAAACCGTGTTGCCGCGCCACCACGCTGGATATTTGACAGGATTACCTGCGAATATCCTTTCAAATCCATAAACCACTGAAAAGAGGGGTTCGCGCCAACGCCATCCAGCCACACCTCAGCGCTCCCTACCTCCATAAACGTGCCAATGAGTTGGCCTTCAGGCGCCGGGTTCCACATTGAACCGCGACCGACTCGCTCCGTGTGGCTATGGATAAAGTGGATCTGCGTGCCTGTCTTAACCCGGATCATCGGCGAGCAGTTATTTAACTCATGGCTGCCGTCATAAAAACGTAGAAAGTTGCTGCTGTCACCGGCTCGCGTGCTGTAGATTTCTAATGCGGCGGTGGTCGTCTTTGCGCTGTCGGAGATATCCGCGATATTCATATAGTCGCCTGTTGAACGGCCACAGGCGAAAACTGAAAATCGGTAAAATGCGCAGTCGAAAGCGTTATCAAGTTTCACGCCGCCGCGAAAGTTTCGTACCTCAACGTCATACCAGGCACAGTTACCGGGACGGGCGACAATGGGGTGTATATACGAGAACCCTGTCGGTGCCGCCTGGCCTGAAATGGTCAGGTTTCGCAGAGAAAGCGTACCCACCCATTCATCAGGAAAATGTACGATTGCACCGGCGTCATCGCCATATCCATCCTCTGGACGAATATCAAACAGCAAGGTGGAACCTGCCCGCGTGCCAGATGCCCCCAGCCCACCGGTGCCTTCTATATACCAGCCATAGTTTTTGGGAAAAACGATGGGGCGGCGCATGGGGCCAATGACGCCGGGCGGTAAGACGATTTTTCGCGTGCGTTGGACTGTGTAATCCGTTGCGCCTGCCGAACCGTATCTAATCGCCCCATCCCAGGCATCGTCCCAGGTGTTGTCGTCCGTTTTAAACCACGCAATATTGATGAACAAGCCGTCCGTTTTACGTTTAAACCGTTGCCCTGATTCGTTGACGATAGTCATTCCACCGTCATCAGGTGTGGATAGGTCATCGATATCGTAATAAAAATCACCGGTGGCGCTCACATGCTCTGACTTAAAACCGATAACAGAAATCAGAGACTGCGGGCGAATAGCATCAATTTTTCTCAGTTCAGCATATGAACGGCATCGTCCAATGTGACTGAGTCCATCATCTGCGCCAAGCGCTTCCGTTTTAACCGATCCAGCGTCAATTTCGCTGACTCGTCCTTTTAAATGCAAGGTCCGGTTGGCTAATTGTTCGGCCTGCCGGTTTGCAATACCGCCTGCGCCGCCCATCACGCGATCGGAGCGGTCGATTTGATAAATTTTATCAACCCATTCGTTTGCTTCTGGGATGTTAGCCATAACAACCTCTGTTCATTTTAAAATAATTATTCAACACGACACCAAAGCATTAACTTGATATGCCTGTTAATAATGCTTATCTCTTTTCCGCCACCCAATTCATTTGTTTCACCGGTGAGTGTGTGCTTGTGCTTGCCAATCACAACATCGTGCCCGTGTTCATTTTCTTCACTGGTGTAGTTTCGGGTTCTTCCGCTGTCATTGTCAGAGCCGACAATATAATTATCATCCCAACTTTCACCCGGCCCGACCATTCCACCTTTATGTTTATGTGGCGGCGCAACACTTGTTTCCTTGGTGCCATAATCATAATCAGCCGTTTGTCCAGTGACGCTAAACTTGTGCTTTGGCAGGTTATCCACGTTTATAGTGATGCTGTCGCTCCCTCCTGATATGCCAACATCACTACCGTTAGAGTTTCCGATTCGAATAGCTTTATTTTCCCCGGTAAAAATCCATTTTGAATTTAACCAAATTTTATTTGGGTTTTTATTTATGCCGAACCATACGCATAAACCTACCGGGTATATTTCGTTGAATGTGGTTTTTTGTTGGGCTTCCTGCAACGCATTGCTGGCTTTTTCCATAGCATCAGCGACCATATCGTCCACATATTCTTTTGTTGCAGTGATTATTGCTGGATCAACGGTTAACTCAATGATGCCTGGACTGCTAACGATTAATGCCATGCGTAAAAACTGATTGGTTGCCGTACCTTCTGAGGTTTGTGGTTTGTAGGTGTCGGCCATGCTGGCTACTGCGACCAGAATTCCGTCAGAGGAATAAACCCCCATCTCACGTATCCAAAAACCGCCAACAGCCTCATCAAAAATACCCTCAACGATAACCATGCTTGGATTTGTCTTATCAACAAAAACCTGATTAACCGTTACACGGTGCCTTTCGTTAATTAATTGTTCTTGCTCAGGCTCAGGAACAACGGTATTGCCATTCCCATCACCGACTGCGATATAAGCAATATTAACCTGACTGCCGTTTGAAATCGCATCCGCAATTTTTTCATGCCCTTTATTTGTTACTACAGAATAAAACTTTGCCATGCTGACCTCGTTAAGCGGTTACCAGTCAGTTCTTTTGCCTTTAAATCTGTGTTCGCCATCAAAACCTATGGCCCCGTCATAACTTATTGTGGTGTTGGGTATATCAAAGCCGTCAGGATAAACAGTAACTTTAGTCCCGGCCGTCGACGCATTTAGAATAGAGAAGGGGCCACCAGAACGTGTTGTGATCCCCCATTGCGCTACGTGCCGTGATGCCGGCTTTGTATCGGCGACAACTCGAACTAATTCTTTAAGGTTTTCAGGTGTGAGTCCTACCTCTTCAACATCAACGTTTAAGCGGAAGGTTCCTGCAATATCATCAACATCCCACCATTCAGTTAAGGACATGCTGTAATGCATCGCTTCTATAACGCGTTGTATTGCGGCAACAGTGCCCTTGCGGCGATGAATGGAAAAAGCATCTTTAACGGCCTTGCGCTTTTCTGCTGCTTGCCATTTTTCATCCCAGCGATCGACCGAACAAGCCCAGGCCAGGTAGGGCAGAAAAACAATCGGGCATTTGTCCGGGTTCCACAGGTCGCGTAGCGGCACGTTTAGATCGCTAACTGCAGCGCATGCTTCTGCCGCGCGGCGCTCAAGCGGCGAGGAACCTGGCGGCAGCAAGCTATTCATCCGAACCACCGATTGCAATGCGGGCATTTGTGCAGTTGGCGGCCTGGGTCTTATCCAGTACAACATCAGCGGGCGGGCTGCGCATCTCGACACGTTGCACGCCCTGGGTGTGCAGTGCTGCATAAATGGCTGTTAAGCGAATGTCGCGACCAAGTCGGCGTTGCTCGTTGATGTAGGCATTCAGGCGTTTTTGTGCGTCGGCAAGGATTGGCTCTTGCGCCGGTCCCGGATAGACATAAAGCACCGCGTCAACCTCATAGTTGATGATGCTGGCAGATTGAACCGTGAGGCGATCAGCTACAGGCCGTACTGCCTGATCGTTAAGTGCGGCGTCCACTTTCGCCAGCAGTTCAGGGGAGGCCGTTCCATCCCCTTCGCGAGAAAGAATAGTGACAGTGACCAGTGCCGGCGCAGGGCTAATTGCTGATGCGTCGGCAACCTTTCCATCAGCGCTTAGTGCGTGAAACTCATAGGCGCCGGTTGGTCCGGCAACGCTCATTCCCTCGAATGCCGCTGGGATGCGCTGGCGAAAATCTGCATCAGACTCCATTGCGGCTTCAACTGGCGGGATGGCTTCACTGTCTGCGGGGGTAATTGTCAGGCGCGGCGTGTTGTTGTTGGCTCCAAGCTGGTCGAGGTCGCTATCGATGGCATACGCCACCATGACGGCCTGCGCAGCCTCGTTGATGCGCTGGCGCAATAGCATTTCCCTATAAGCATTTTCCTGCAGCAGCATCACGATCGGCTCGGATTCCAACTCCAGAGTGCGTGCTATGGCCTCGCGCTGGTCGTCAGGATAGAGCTCAAGCAGGCGCGCCTTTCTTTCCTCAAGCA